AAAGTACCTACACCAACATTTCCTGTTCCTGTAGTATTTGCATATAAAGTTCCCCAACCAACTGCTGTGTTACTGTTTGCAGTCGTATTAGAACGTAATGTTCCCTCACCTATAGCAGTCAAATAAATGCCAGTGGTGTTACTTAATATTGATTGAAACCCAACAGCAGTGTTGCCAGATGCTGTGGTGTTTGAAAATAAAGCACTATGACCAACTGCTGTGTTGTTAGAACCTGTGCTGTTGTTATATAAACTATTAAGTCCTAATCCAGAATTAAGACCACCTGTTGAATTTGTAAAAAGACTTTGATGTCCTAATGCAGTATTGTTTGTTCCACTTGTATTGGAACTTAAAGATTTATCACCAATAGCAGTGTTAAATCCACCAGATAAACTTCCGTCATCTAAAGCTAAATTACCCAAAGCTACGTTACCAGTACCAGTAGGATAATTACCATCTAGCTTGATTGTGCCACTAGAAACGTCTAATTTCCCTGCTAGTGTTACACCTTGTGAAGCATCTATAGTAATTGCATCTGTTCCTGCTGTTACAAACTTTAATATGTCTGTGCCACCTCTATAGATACCCATATTAGTATCAGAGTTAAATGTTAAAGCAGGTGCTGATACTGTTCCATCATCTAATTGTAATGTGCCACTTAAAACGAATTTATCATTAGTCTGGTCTAATTCTGCGAACTTTATCCAAGCATCATTATCTTCGTTTCTAATATACATTATGTTGTTGGCGCTATCGTACCACCACATATTTGCGAATGTTGTTGATGGAGCAGTTGCACCAGAACTATTAGATGCTAGTGCTTGTAATGCTGAATTTAAATCTGCTCTAAATGCCGGGAAACCTTGATTGGCAATTGTGAAATCATTTTGTGACATATTCTATCCTCATGCTGCTAATTCTCCATATCCTCTTACGACATAATCAAAAGTTCTATCAACTGTCGCATTTGAACTATTAAAGAACTCTATTGTGAAACCTGTAGCACTTTTATTTGTTATAACATAATAATCACCACTTGTTAAGTTACTTGCACTTATGCCTATTCCAGAGATTGCTTTAAATGCAGGTGTAAATGTTACATCTTTACCATTTGTGTCTGTTCCACTAGCTATATCATTTTCACTATATACCCTATCTGGCATATCTACAGTCACCGATAATTGTGTAACTTTTGGTGTAGCTTCCACATCATTACTTAATAATACTGCTCTAAATTTAAATCCTCTACCAATATAATCACCGACATTAAACTTTTGGAATGGTGTATATGTTGGTGAACCAGTAGTCGGATCATCTCTAGTTCTAGCTATTTGTAATTCAACATTAACATCACCAAATGTTGCACTATCACCATCAAATTGACCCTCACGATCATCAAATAAACCACTAGCATCATCAAACAAATCAACATAATCAAGACGTTCTGATATAACAGTTGCAGTTATTCTACTAGTATAAACAGCACCAACATCTATATAAGTATCAAAATCATAAGTTCCAGATGATACAACCGAACCTGCACCACCATCAAAATAACCTAATGCATCATCAAAATCACCTGCAGTATCATCAAATAATGCTGTATCTAAAACTAATGCACTTCCAATATCTACAACATCTGTTTTAGAACCATTAAAATTAGGATGTTGTGTTGATGTCGCAACTAAATTTAAATTTTTAATATCATCAATTAAAGTAACATTACTTGTTGCATTTGCAGAAGCTAATCCAATTTTATCAACTGATCTAACAAAATAAGTTCCTGTCATAGCCGGGACAGTTACAGTATTTGCCGGTCTTGATACTTTATCAATTAATGTGGTTGCATTACTGAATATAGCACCAGATGTTAATGGACTATGTCTTATGATATAATGTGATAAATCTAAATCAGCTATAGGTGTCCACGATAAATGCGCTTCTGTTCCAATAATATTAACTTGAAAATTTGTTACATCTGCAGGTGGTTCTGTTTTTCCAACTACTTGATGTTGTGCTGTAACAAAATCAGATTTACTTAATCTTGAAATACCTCTTGCTCTAACATCATAAATTGCATTATCTTCAACATTTACTAATTCAAATAAATTAGCGCTAGATTTACCTAAATTAATAAATTGTGTATCTGTTGATTTTTTTGCTTGAACTTCAAAATCAATAACTCTTGCACTTCCACTTACAACATTAACAGTTAAAACAGATATAGCTTCTTCATTAAGAACTCTTAATTCATCTGATACTGATATTGATGGTGCAGTTACAACAAATGGATCTGGCAAGATTGTATTATCTAATTGAAATGCTTTTTCTTCAGCATCCCAATCATAAACAGCACTATTTAATTCCCTTAGAACTAAATCAACTCCCATAACAGGTATTCCATTTGCATCATTTTCAAATACAATATCCCATTCTCCAACTTCAAAAACCTTAGAGCTAAATCCAAATCTAGTATTAGTAATAGATACTGTATCTCCTACATTCAATTGAAATGCTTTTAATTTGCAAGGCATACTCAAAGTTATTTGTTGCCTGTTCCTAAATAAAGCTATTTTAGCTAATCTTTGTGCCATAGGTGAAGAAGTTGTATATGGCAAATCTAAATCTAAAAATATTTGTTCACCATTATCTTCATTCTGGAAAGTTGTGGATGTAAATGCAGGATAATCTGCAGCAATATAATTGTTATCTGGTGAAGTAAAAATCCCTTTAACTGCATTATAATTATCACGTCTTGATCTTCTTGATTGTAATGAAATTGAACCTCTTAAATCACCCTCATCTAAAGATACTGTTGGAGCAACATATTTAGCTGCTTTTGTTTTAAATTTACCATTAGAAAATATTACTGAACCACCCATAGCAGTTAATAGATTTTCTAATATCTGTTTTGGACTTCCACTACTTTCAAAAGTTCCATTTATTGTATATCTGTTTTCAGTACCACCACCAGATAATGAAACACTTTCTTCACATATATTAGCTGCAGTTGTGAATGAAGCATCATCTATTTCTGATGTTGATGCACCAAATCCATAAATAGTATCTGTTAAATAATCCCTTATAACTAATGCAGGATTAGTTGAATATACAGTTGTTGATGTTCTAGGATCATATAATTTCTTGCCTTGAACTATAGCTGATATATTTGGCAATCCATTAGGAAATGCATCTGCATCAAATTCTAATCTTGCATATACATAAGCTATTCCACTAAGTTTGTGATCTGCTGTCCATTTACCATCACTTTCTGCTATTAAATCTGTATCTGCTGATTGTGTTGGTGATCCTAGATGTTTATTAATTCTAATTAAATCTGCATATTGTGTAGGAGCAGTACAATTACCATTGCCATCTAAAGTAATAGCAACATCATTTATATATATTTGCCCTATAGAATTAACTTCATGTGATGCCATAAGAATAACTAAATGAAGATATTTATCGTCTTCTGTACTTTCTGCAAAACCTAGAACACCAGAAACCCTTGTTTCACCATAAATCATTCTTCTAGCAACTGTTGGTTGCTTTATCATTTGTGTTCTATTTTGTGTTTCTGTGGCAAAATCACTAAAACTAGGAAGTTTAGGTTTTGGTGAAAATGTTTGTAAAGCTGCTGTTGATGCTGCAGTTATTACATATGCTTTAGCAAATAAAACTAAACTACTTCCACCAGTAGCAGGAGCAAGTGCAACTGCTGCAACTGCTGCTACTAATGTTGCCGGGTTAGTTAATGCTTTAACAAAATTTTTAAAAAATCCCATTAACTACCCCATAATATTTCTTTATCTTGTAAATCAGCAATAAATTCTAATCCTTTATCATTTGGATAATCTATCTTCTGATCTTCAGATGTATATCTTCTTTCTCTGCTTCTTTCTAAATCAATTAATCTACTTTCGGCAGTAATACCTATATTAGCTGTGTCACCACTATCTTCTATGCCCATTGTGTCCATACGACCACTAAACATTAAATAGGGATCGGCAACAACTGCATTATTACTATCTAATAATCCTAAATATAATTTTGCCGGTCTGCCTTGATAAGTTTCATTTAATGCACTTGATATTAATTCAGATGGTATTCCAGATAAAGTTATGTTTATTCCATTAGCTTGAATATCAGCAGTTTCGCTTATTTGAGAAACATTAAGAAAATCCCCAGAACCAATGTAAGTTGTGCCACCAAAACTAATATCTCCATAACCTGTCCAAGCAAGAAAATTACCTCCATCAAATTCTAAATCAATTGCAAAAAAAGGTGAAAGCGAATTGCTTTCTAATATAGTATTGACAGCACTTGTTATATCTCTACTCATATCGCTTCTGCTGCTCCAAAAGTCATAGAATAAATGCCATCTGAACTAATAGACCAATTATGTGTAGGTGTTGTTAACCTAAATAAACCAACTGCATTTGTAACCACAACTGTTGCATCATCTGATGGTGATGATCTTAAATCTGGATAAATAGTGAGAGAAACTTCCCCAGAACCATTACTATTAGCATCATCTAACACTTTATATATTCTAGCTGTTGCTGCAGAACCTAATTGAATATAATCACCTGCTTTTAAATAGCCAGTTTGACTTGCAGGAACACCATCAATATTAAGAGTGTCACCTGTTTGACTAGCACCATTAACTAAAGGTGTACCGGGAGAACTTGAAGCAGTTCCTCTAGGTGTTGCACTATTGGGATCACCTAATAAAAAAGTTCCAAAACTACCATATAATTTTATAAAAAATGTGTTCCAGACTTCGGCATCTGCTCTTTTCATAGGTGGTAAAGTTACATCAGCTTCAAATCTTTGTCCTAAATTTTTAAAAACTTGTTGCTGATATGTAAAAGGTGATGCAGTAGTTCCTACTGAATTTCTAGCAATAAAATTGACCGATTGAACACCTGTTACTGTAGGTAATGTTAAAGGATATGATATTGCCATCTTTTATGCTCCAAATGCTGATCCGAATTGTCCACCTCTACGTCTAGCATCATAAACTGCACCTTTTGCAGCTTCAGCTATTTGTGGCAACATTCCTAAAACTTCTGTTCTAACTGTTTGTGCAACTCCTGTACTTAGATTAATAGTCTGATTAACAACAACACCTGCACCACCACCCATTGCACCATTAGGAACTATTGCACCATTTCTATTAGGCACAAATAACTCTGCACCTCTTTCGCCTACCATATACGGCTTTCCTCTTTGTACTGATCCACCTATTGCTCTAGCACCCACAACTGCACCACCCTCAACACCACTAGCGACTACTGGCGCACCAAATGCAGATGATATCCCTTGAGTAATAACACCAAATATTCTATCAGTTATATATTTTCTAATAGCCATTCTAATTAAATCAGAAATAATTGAATTAGCCATATCTCTAAAAGCATCTTTTGCCTTAACAGTTCCTTGAATTAATCCCATTAAACTATCTGTCATTCTATCTGTTGCACTCTTAGCAACTGAAATAAATGCTTTTTCAGTATCATTTAATGTTGTTTTTAATGGCTCTAATGTTTCTTTTGCTTTTTTAAATCCATCAACTGTAGCACCAATAGTAATTCTAACTGTATTGGCTTCTTTTTCAACTTTATTAAATGATGCTGCTATATTTCTAAGATTTTGCTCCAATTCTTTTCCAAACCCAAATTTTTCTATTGGGTCTAATGGAGTTAGATCTGCTATTTTGTTATAACTTTTTATAAAAAAATTAAGAAAATCTCTTGATGCTTCTATTGCATTTGCAAATCCTAAAACAACACCTACAGTTAAAAATTTAGCTAATCTAGCTAATGGTGGTAAAATAAAAGTTGTTATTTTTTGTCCAAAACTTACAAAAGTTCTTCCTAATTTATCAAATAAATCATTAGCTTCTTCTACTGCTTTTGCATCTTGGCTTGTTAATTGTAAGGTTACTGAATTAAATTCATCTCTTAATTTATTTAATTCACCAGATCCGGCTTGTAATGTATTGACTAAGTTAACACCAGACCTACCAAATAAATCAAAAGCAATTCTAACTTTATCTGCAGGATCTTTAATAAAAGATAAACGATCAGAAACTTCATTTAACAGTTCATTTGTAGGCTTTAAATTGCCATCTACATCAGTCAAAGTTATTCCTAGCGCTTCAAATGCCCTAACACCAGTTCCTATGCCTGTAGATGCTTCTGATATATTTCTTGAAAATCTGGTTAAACCTTTTTCAAGTTCTGCTGCACTAGCACCAGTTTGACTTGCTGCAAATTGTAAAGATTGTATCTGATTAACTGTTAAACCCAATCTTCCAGATGCTTTAGCTAAATTATCTATTTGTGTTGCAAATTGTTTTAATGCAACTGTAGCACCTAATCCAATTAAAGCAGTTCTAACATTAGCAACTGATCTTCCAATCCTACCTAAACCATTTCTAACACTTGCAAATGCTTGTCTTGTTTTATCAACTGCTGATAGGGTTACTTTAAGATTTTGATCTGCCATCTTCCACTACCTTAAAATATGCATGCCATTCATTTATTTCTGATAAAGTCAAATGTTCAACTTCATCAACTGTTTTGTGCAAGCGATCTGCCAAAGCTAATAAATTAAACCTCAACAAATCGCCCTTTAGTTTTTTTCATGTTCCTCTACAGGAACAACATCACCAAACATTTTTGCAGATAATTCTGCAATTATGCTCACTTTTTCACTCATCAAAAATGGTTTATCTTCTAATGTAAATGCTTTTTCACCATCTTTAGTTTCAGCTTTCATTATTATCAGATCAACCATTCCATCTACAGTCATATCATTTAGAAAGTTTTTATGCTTTCTCTGCAACTTATTGATATCACCTGCAGTAATTGCACTTGCATAAAGAATTAATGGAGTGTTTTCTTCTCCCCATTCTGGAACTTCAATAGTTCTTCTTTCCTTTACACGTCTAGCTGCTATCTGTTCACCTAATGACATTAATCACCTATTAAACAGTTGTAGCTGTAAGTGCGCCTGTGCCTTGTAATGTGAAAGATGCTTCAACCATTCCATCAAATGATGAAGTGATTGTTCTTCCTGTTACAATTGCAGTTCCAGAATAGTAAGTGTCACCTGCTGTATCACCCTCTGGATAAACTGCGAAAGTTACTGATGATCCAACTGAAAATGATACTTGACCATCTGTATCTGTTTCATCCCAGAATACATCTACAGAACCACTAAATGTTTTTAATCCTGTTAGATATGTTCTTGAAGCATCACCCATTGTTGTATCTTCAATAGTATCAGCACTTTCTTCTAAACTAAATGAGCGAACTTCAGCGATTGCATTTGCACCACTTTTAACTGTTCCCTCTGATCCTGCGTGTGTTGCCATTTTTATCTCCTTTTAAGCTGCAGTTTCTACGTCATTTTCTAAGGTTCTATAAATCACCTCAACAGTAAACCGACCAATGGCAACAGGTTGTTCACCCTCACCACTAAAATCGGCTTCAAAAGATGTCACTTGAGTATCCTTTGCAAGACTTCCCAAAGTAACATCTGATGCAATAGCTTCTTCAACTTCTACTGCAATTGTGTCAAGTGTATTATCATAGTTGCTTGTCGCTTTTACATATGCTTCAACACCAATTTCTAAAACCCTATTAATTGATCTAGGTCTTGTTAATGTGTCAAAAGTTGTTGCTTCTGATTTACTAAAGACACATAGTCCCGGTATTTTATTGCTTTCTAATGGATATATTCTTGACCTAAAAACATTAGAACCAGTAGTTGTTAAGCCAGTTAAAGCAGTAATTACAGCATCTCTTATTTGTTTTCTAACGTGTGCCATTAATTCTTCTCTAATACTAAAGTTGTCATTCCTGTTCCATCATCTTGAACAATCCTAATTGTATATGCCACACCTAAAATTGTTATTGCATCACCCTCAGTAGCGCTAGATACATCATCAGTTCTACATAAAAATCTAGGTTGCTGAATTGCCACTCCAACAGTACCACCTGCATCTACCTCTATAAACTCATTGTCAAATATACCACTAATATTAACAGCACCACCACCTTGAACAGTATAGCTTGCAGTAGTTCCAAAATCATCTACATCTAAGAATATTAATCGATCTGCTGCACTTTCAACTGCCATTATTCATCCTCTGGTGTTTCTAATGCTTTAACTGCTCTGTTAATAAAACTTTTTTTCTTCTTCTTCTCTTTTGCTTCTTCTGCATAACCTCTTGCAATTAATTTATTTGCAATGCGATCTTCTAAATCGTATTCTTCACCTTTATGCATATTGCCTTGTGTACCTGTGTAACATTTATCTAAAATTTTAACTTTCATAATACCTCACAATATTTAATGAGGGTGGTATGCGCACCCACCCTCAAGAATTTATGCTAATTAAGCAGTTGATATTTCATCTGTTTTAGCAAATGAAATTGCATTTCTTAATGCAACGTCAACTTCTTGCATAACACTTATCTGAACATCACCAGATTTTGAACCAGAATAAGGATCAACTATGATTGATGGCGCTCCGAATAATCCCACCATTAACTGTGAGAAGTCACCAAATATCATTGCTGATGCATCTGATCCACCATCACCCGGATCTAGGTCTGATGGCACGTTATTTGTGAACTCAGCCTTGTATCCATAAATGGCATTCCAAGGATCGTTCAATAACATCACACTATCAGTTGTTGCAACTTTTACTGTGTTTGCCATTTTCGCTTTAACCTTTGGATTAGTTAAGAAACCTAATGTTGCTGCATTTACAACACCATTATCTTCTTCAACTAGCTTCACTAGATCAGTAATGTCTGCCCAAGTTAGAGCTGCTACATCTGTACCTGCAGAAATATCTAAGTTATTAACATTTGCATCTGTTAATATTCCTGTAGGTTGCCCAGAAGCACCAGAACCATTTATTGCATAATATTCAATCTTATCAGCAATAGATCTTAGTAGGTCATCTTGAACAATCTGCTCAATTGCAGGAACACTTTCTAACATTAACAATCTTGACATAGTTGCGAATGCACCTAATGTTCTAGGCTGTAATGTTACACCTGCATCTGTTGGACTTTGATCTGAAACATCACCTGCTTCTTCCACAAATCCTGCTGATGCACCAGTTGCAATCTTTGGCATTCTAACTCTATTTGTTAGACCACCAAGATAAGTAACACCTAAATTAGCCATTACTTGCTTTGCTCTTAGTGCTTCGATGAACAAGTCACCTCTTTGGATTGTTGGAACAAACTGATCTGTTACATTTTCACCTGCGATTGCACCAGTTGCTGCAGTTGTCATAACTCCAGATCTCCAAGCAAAGTCTGGAACATACATTCCTTGAGACTGCTTGCCAGTTCTCTTTGTTATTTCTTCTGAAAGTTCCCTTTCATAACCTGCATGTTTCCAGTCACCAGTTACTTGCGCTTGTATCATTCGACCTAAAGAATAAGTTCTTTTTTCTTTAGCTGACTGCTCAATCACAGTTACAGGTGTGTCTAGTGGCTTATCGTTTCCAATAACATCTAAAAGCTCACCTCTGAACTCTGCAATGTCAATTCCACGACTTAAAGCATCTTCACCGAGATCGGCTTTGTTATGCTTTCTTGCTAAAGTCATTATTTCTTTAGCATTTTTTGATGCTGATTTGGCTGCTTCTGCCCTTACTGCATCAAGATCGATTTTTTCAGACATATCTTTCTCCTTTATCTGAATGGTTGATTTTAATGTTTCGGAACTAGAACGACCAACACCAACAAGATTTGACTGATCTGCAGGGATTGACACTATACTAATTTCCATTGGAGTAGTAGCGACACGATAATAATCTTCTGGATCATCTTCACGTTCTACTTTTTTGTCAACACGATAGCCAACACTAATGTTTTGCCTAATCCCATCAACAACATCATTGAACACTTCAGAAGCCTGTTCACCTTTTCCAAAGCGAACAGATGCCCTTAATCTTCGAGCATTTTCATCAAGTTCAACTGATTCGACAACTCCGATTTGCTTTTCCATATCGTGATCTAATAATAGTGGCGCACGACCAGAGTTTAAAAATTCTAGGTTCATATTCTCTTTAGTATGATCCATTACTTCCATTCCAAACTGCCTTTTTACAGGTTCTTCACTTGAAACACCTACCCTTACAGTTCTACTTTCTTCGTCAATAGTCTTATCATCAAGATCCATTGCCCTATAATCTAAAGAAATAGCTTCTTTTCTTTCATCTTCAGATGCAGTTTCTTCAACTACTTCTTCATTCATTTCTTCATTCATTTCTTCGGATGGTTCTGTGTGATGCTTTTCAAAGACAACTGTTAAAGTGTCCTCTGTTTCTTGCACATCTACAACGTGACGATTTTCCATATTAGCACCTCTTTCTTTTAATGCAGCTTCAAATAAAATATATTCAAAATCATTATCTTTTAGCCATTTTTTAGCTTCTTCTTCAGTAAACTCTTTTTCATCAAATCTTATAGCTTGTATTTCAGACACTTGATCGTTAATACCATAAATAAAATCTATTCCTTTACCACCTGCATCCTTTTCACGTCTGAATATATCATATTTATTCGGGTTTGTTAACCTCGCTGAATGCTCATTAGGATATGGTCTAAATTCATCATATTCTCTCTCATCTTCTGTTTTCATAGGGTGTCCATCTGGCAATAAATCGGTATCGTGTTTTCCAGATCTATATTTACCATTTCTAACAGCAAATAAAAAAGAATTAACTCTTGCCATTGCCCATTGTTCTTCAGAACTTACAGATGGTCTTACAGATTGTGGATTAGTATTATATGCACCAACACCTCTTTTATAAACTTTAGCTAACAT